ATCCAGATCATCATAGAAGAGATGGTTAATGACTCCAAGGAGATGTGGTTCCGATCTGTATTGTTACAAATGTTTGCAGACAACCCAAACTACTCTAAAATAGCAAGAGAAACAGGGGTCCCCAGAACATCAATCAGTAGAGCAGTTAAAGAAGCAAAAGAACATATAAAAGAAGAACTAATAAAAAGAGGTATAAACTATGGACTATAATATTATAATAGCATTCGCATTTGCAGGAGCATTACTCCAAGAAATTCCACTATGGCAAAACATGTTGGTGAAATTAGGGATTGATTTCAAACCATTCAACTGTTCTATATGTTTTACTTTCTGGTCTACTATAGGATATTTCATCTTTACAGAAGGAGCCTTTGGTATATTTAGTAGTATAGTAGCAGCAGTACTCGCAGAATTAATAAACAGACAATTAAACAGAACATAATGAAAGAAGAACATTACAATTGGCTAAATGAACCTAATCATAAGTTATTCATGTATAGTTCTCAATTTATTAATAAAGAAGATAAGAGATACTTATACGAAATCTACAATGATCTAACAGGAGAGAACAAAAGACCTAATTCATGTGGACGTTGTGTTACTAATACACTCAAAATGATAAAGCATCACTACGAACTTTACACAAAAATACAATAAAACTATGTTTAAACCAGGAGAATCAGGTAACCCTAACGGAAGAAAGAAAGGAACACCAAACAAAACAACAAAAGAGATAAGAGAAGCATATCAAAAGTTAACAGAAGATAACCTAGATAACATGTCAATCTGGTTAAGCCAAGTAGCAGGAGAAGATCCAGCAAAAGCGTTAGATCTAATGTTAAGACTATCAGAATATATTATACCTAAATTAGGAAGACAAGAGATAACAGGATCAGAAGGAGAAGATCTATTCAAGAATCTTAAGTTTAATTTTGGACCAGATATTAATAGTCAAGAGAGACTAGAAGACTAATGTATGATAAAGACATTCACAGGATTTACACCACACCCCAAACAGAGACAGATGATAGAGGCTATTCTATCGAGCAAGGCGAAAAACCACATTGCATGTATTGGGAGGCAGTACGGAAAGTCAATGGCAGCCATGAATCTACTATTGTACTGGGGATTAAACGATGGCCCTTGTAAGATTCTATGGGTGTCTCCAGTATATTCACAAACATCTAAAGTACAGAAAGAATTAATGTCTGCAATAGGACAAAGCGGATTAGTCAAGAACTGCAACTACTCAGATAATAGTATTACCCTTAAAAACGGAACAGAAATACTATTCAGATCCGCAGAAAGATATGATAACTTAAGAGGACTAACATGCGACTACGGTATAATAGATGAAGCAGCCTTCTGTAAAGACGAAGCATGGACCGAAGCAATAAGACCTATATTCCTAGTAAGAGGTAAAAAGATATTATTCATCTCTACACCTAAAGGAAAGAACTGGTTCTATAATCTATTTCAATTAGGTAAGAGTCCAGACCATTCAAACTACGAAGCATATACAGGATCCTCATACGATACACCATACATAGATATCTCAGAGATAGAAGATGCAAATAGAACTCTACCAGATAAAGTATTTCAACAAGAGTATTTAGCAGAGTTTATAGATGGAGGAGGAGAAGTATTTACAAATCTAAAGAAGAATGCTTTTCCACAGTATTCTCCACCAACAGGTAAGGTATATTGTGGAATTGACCTTGGTAGAGCAAACGATTATACAGTAGCAACCTTCATAGATTCCACAGGAAAGATAGTAGACATCTATAGAGACAATAAGACTGAGTGGACTACAATGACCAACAACATCTTAAAAGGTTTAAAGAAATGGAATGCAACAGCCATGGTAGAAGTAAACTCTATAGGTGATGTAATCTTCGAACAGATCAAGAAGCAATGGCAAGACACCCATCCTTTTATTACTACAGCAAAATCAAAGAATGAAATCATCGAAGGTCTTATATTAGACATGAATGAAACTACAATTAAGATACCAGATGAAGTTCTCTTTCCGTCCCTCTTAAGTGAGCTATCTTCTTTTACATATGAATACAATCCAAAGACTAGAAACATCCGCTACGGCCATCCAAGCGGTCTCAACGATGATACAGTTATCTCACTAGCAATTGCAAACTACAATCGTAAACAAAATAAGAGTTACGGACAGTACGCAGTCTCCGGTTCAGGTAGATACTAAAGCAACCCTAACTATTTCAGATACATATACTATTATATTTATAATTATATGTTTAACATTACAATCGATTCAAAAGAGTACAAGTTCCCTGAAAGATTAACAGTCTTACAGTGGCAACGTATCATGAAGTTAGATATTGAGAGTCCTCATATGTGGCCCAGAGTATTGGCAACCGTATTTGATATAGACCACAGAGATATCATGAGTGCTAGTGATAAGGTATTAGAGTTAGGAATCGGTATTGTATATTCATTACTAATCAAACGTACAGAAACTACCATGAAGGATCTTACACAACTTACATTCGGTGAGTGGATAGATCTAGATTGTTGGATGGTTTCAGATGTTAGATCAAATATAGAAAAGATGCTAGATATCCTAGGTACTACTGAATTCATGGATGAAGCCTTATATAAGGTCGACGCATACTCAAAGTATCGTAGTTATATCTACCGTCAATATGCTGAATTATTTGGATTAGATTATAATGAAGATGATGAGATCGTAACAGATGAAGTTAAAGGTCAAGTGGAGTCAAATAGTATTATTGAAGGTTGGTTCTCAATCGTCATAAGCCTAGCATCAGATAACCTCTTACATATCGATGCCGTGACGGAGCAACCACTGTTAAAGACTTTTAACTTCATGGCTCATCAGAAACAAAAGCAGATTGCAGAGAACTTTAAAAAATACAAACAACAAAAAGAACATGAACTACAACGACGTCGTTAACAGATTCAAGACTATAGTTGAAGACCACAGAATGTTAGTGGACTTCGGATACGGTCAGATATCAGACATTAAAACAAGATCAGAAGGAATGGGAGAACTAGAAGGTGCAGATTATCCTTACTTGTTTCTAAACCCAGGAGTCCACAACAGAGACCAGTCTACTATAACATATAATTTCAATATGATTATAATGGACATGGCAAGAGAAGAAGAAGCTTCAACGTATCAGAACTTCCTAAACATTCAGAGCAACTGTATCCAGTATTGTGATGATGTTATTGCAAGACTCTATTACCATTACAAGGATAAACCAGAAGTAAGCTTCAATATTAGTTATACACCTTTCTATGAGAGGTTCCAAGATGATTTAGCAGGATCTACAGCAACTATAAGTATTACAGTACCTAATAACATCAATGATTGTATTAGTCCTTTTACTCCTATAGTACCTCCTATTATAGACCTACCTATATTTCATAGAGCAAACCAATCACAAGATCAGGAAGTAAACTTCCTAAGATTAGATACCAACACCGAGACTGAACCATGTAAAGCAATATGGAATGATCAATTCTTTACCGCGGAAGTATCTGGTATATACCAATTCAAATTCGATATGCAAATGTCGTTTGCGGAACCTTCAGCAGGTGAAATATTTCCAATAATTCCTTTGTTATATCCTGATGATAATGCCCCAATAGAGTCTAGTGGAAACTGGCCTACTCAATGGGTTAATAACGATGTAATTACTTGGACTGCTACGTATGATGTTGAAGTAACTGCGGGAACGTTACAGTTCTTTAGATTATTTCCATATAATGGAGCAACCGAAGATAATAGTATTGTTACAGTGCATGCAGGATCTACAATGACTATAGGAACTAACGTTGTATGTCCAGTCGATCCTTACCCTGTATTTGCGACACAATCACAAGATCAACTTCTAGAAAACAGTGTATATTTGGTTGCAGAAACTAACATAACATCGGAAGCTTGTAAAGGTATATGGGAGGATACTGGATTTAATTCATATCCACCAGGGATATATGAATTCAATTGGAGTGTTAACATTAAATTTAATGATAACGAGCCCTTTCCACCATATTCTTTCCCTGAAATACCAATTCCGATACAAGCTATTTCAGCTGGCTCAATTACACCAACATATACTCTTACTAATGATAGTGGAAATTGGCCAATTGGTTACATTAATGAAGATCCTATAACATGGACAGGTACGTACCTAATAGATCTAACAGATCCTAATTACTCTGGATCTATCTTTTTTACGATAGATGACGTACCAGGGTATATAGTGACACCTGATTTATTACCAGGATCAACACTAACTATAGGTACAAACATAAACTGTTAATATGGCAACACGAGATATCCTATCAGACTGGTTAGCATTTCAAGATACTATAGATCATCTAGAAGAGATCGATCAGGTAATCCAAATGCTAGCCACTGAAGTAGTCGATGAAATGAGAGCTAA